AACGCATTGCCAACGCACAGACAAGAAACTCGATCACTCGCCGATGATAAATCGACTGTAGAAAGTGATCCATCCCTAGACCCCTCAACGCAGAGTCGTTGATTTAACCTTTGATCCTGGAAATCCAGGAAGAGGCTAAGCCACGTTTTCCCCACGCGGGTGTACATGAAGTGCTTAACATTTTGTTGGCACCACATATGTTCGCTAGGCTCCGAGGCGATTAATCTCGGTTTCGCGAAAGTCTTAGGAACATCAACAAGCTTGGAACAGGGTTCAATGGAACCCATCCCAGGCCCATCAAGGTGTCTTGAACCCCAGCTGCTCCAACTATGAAATGCATAGTCTGCAACTGGAAACACACTCTCTAACCTCTCTGACCAGTTTTTGAACAGAAATCTGTTCTCACCAGCCATAAGGTCAGAGACACTACCAGGTCCATGTCTGAAATTCCAGTCTTCGGGCCTATACGGCCCTAAGGCAGAACTGACGAGCCCGACTACCTTGTCGAGCATCACCAAGAGGTGATAGTCGTCGCAGCGTGAGTCTTCCGACGTCACACTGGACACAGCGGATTTTGACACCCGCGGCATCTTGGAGGCATACCTAGCTGTGCCGGCGAACCCGGCAAATTCTGCAAGGCATGGTTCAACCTCCCCCCTAACTTCGCTCCACCAGGAGCTAGGTTCGGGCAACAGACTATCAATCCGAACGAAGTCTGCAATTTCTTGCTGAACAACATCCGGGGTGCATTGATAGGCGATTCGCTTCGCAAGCAAGTAAACTTGCCGCACGAAGAAAATTGCTTCTGCATTTGCATCCTCCTTCAAACGTCCATCTATGTGGAAAATGAGTAAGTAGAGTCCCCGAAGAAACTTCGGAATCACTACTCTCTTAGACACCCGGCGTGAGCCAGGTAAGCCTGAGAGTTTGTACTCGCCAGCAGCTAAACATCTCTCAAGATGTTTAGCAAGCGCGGGGAGGTCGACCATCAGAAATGGTAGGCCTCTCCGCTCCACATGAGAAGAGAGTCGGATCCAGTCTTTCGACAGATCCTCCACTAGTTGGGGGAACGCATACTTCAGGTCTTGGAAGACCGCAGAGTATGCATTCAGTAATTCCTCGACGTAGCTCTTAGTCACTGGGATTGCTCCTGAGCAACACTACGCGACGTCGGCAACACCAAGCATAGGTAGGTCGCTCGGCTTTAACCTTTTTCATGAGGCGGCTTGGTAGCCGTTATCCTCACAATTGAGATGTCCAGCCGAGCTTCTACCAATGCAATCGACCACAACGCCTTCGCGGTGTACGCTGAGGGTTCCCACCCCATAAGGGGCTTGGATCTCAGTCACCACACCGGAGAACCTGCGCTACATGTGCCGTTAAGGCGTACACTCGACCCTCCGTTCTAAGGGAGGATGTAGCTCGGACAGCCCCTTTCGATACGGGCTGAAGTGGGGTATATGGATCAGTTTCCACCGATCCTACTCCATTACTCGAGGCTAGGGCAGAGTTACAAACTCTGCACTTACAGGGGATGGTAATGAGCATTAGCTCTCCCATCCCAGCAGACTGACCAAATTGCTGTTCGCCGTGGCTATGAGCCAATCGGCCAACGCGTCCGTGATCTTCACGTCCGCGTCCGAGGGTAATACCTCGATGACAACATAGGCCTTTCGCGTGTACTCGGGGATTTCTCCCGCCGCGAAAATCCGTTCCTGAACCTCCATATTATGGCGGTCGTAGGATACCCGCAAGGGCGTCGCCTTCGTCTTGGAATGACGAATGCGAACGGTAGTCTCCTTCAAAGCGGTCCGAAATAAATACTCGGACTCATAAGGCTTTGACTGGTCGATCTTCACACATGTAACGTTGCCGTCAGCATGAGGAAGTACGAGGGTGTTACCTAACATCTTCGGAATCTTTCTCGCATCACAACCGGCGCGCTTGCGCAAGTAATGATGCCAAAATCGACAATCGTCCGGCACTCAAGGCCGGCGCACAAGGTAGAGGAGGTAGTAATGCTAAAAGGGGCGGGATAACCACCCTCTCTTTATGCACCGCTGTTTGCCAGTATTCGCCGACAAGGCTAAGACCGGCAGGTAGCGTCGTCTGGAGTTCGTACGTCGACAAGCTTGTCGATGTTCTCATCCAGCAGATACTTACCAGATCGAGTGGAAGGGAGTTGTCATTGGCACCAAGCCAATTACCTAACCCCCCGAACCAATCGATGAGCCAGCTCCAAGGGAGCAGCTCCCACGCAGCTTGCAGGGCACCATTTGAGGTGATTCCGTAGGCGAGCCGCCACGCCAAAAGTAGCGCGTCGGCATCGGTCTGTGGAATGGAAGTTCCAGGACTGAGTACCCACCTAGTGGATACCCAGGATTTCCCCTGGCAAAGAACCTTCCTCCTGTGCTGGAGAATGACACCTTCGGTGTGAGTTAGTACGATCGCATTGATCGGTACTACATTCTCGGTTGGTAAAAGATACCTCTTCTTTATGCTACGACCCTCTTTCAAACGCTCAAGCAAGCGTAGCCGTTGGGATACGGCTTCCACAGTACTCAAGATATTCAGAAGGTCCTTTGCAAAGGGTCTCCAGCCGAAGCGGTAGGCTAGGTTCGCAGAAGCTCCACGACCGACAAGGCCGCGGAGTCCAGCGCCACGCTTTCCGCTTAGGACACCGGGCAGGGTCATAAACCCTTTCCCTTTTCCCAGGAGTAATTCTGGGATAGACCTAAGCATCGCAGGAAGATCTTTCAGCTCTCCAAGAAACGTCGGGATCCCGATATGGGGTCGCGACGGGTTGGTACGAGCTGCAGCCTCACTCGCTACCGTCGACCAATTAGGTTTCGGTGACAGATAGGTTGTGGGCAATTCGGGAACAAACCGACCGCCGATTGGGTACTTCGAAAAGCACTTATAGACAGTTGGCATGTCTCCGTCCAGGACGGGGTAGTGACGCTCATTCCTGTAATTCAGGAATGGGTTGTCCGTTTCAGGACTCCCAACAACGTCAGTGCACTCCTCCACGGTTCCAGTTGACATCGAGTCAGTGACTACATAAGGAGGGTTATAAATCGGCAAGTAATAGCGGGTGTAAGTCCCGCTGGCCGTCACCCTCGTATCACGTAGTCGCCATCTTGATGGCATGGTAGAGATCTCCCAAGAGCATAATTCTTCAGGTACGCATGATGCGAACCGAACCTGTCTTACGACTGATCCGGTTAGCTCCCCTCAAAGTGAGGGGGG